GATGAATACGTGTCAGATCTCGGTGGTTCTACAATTGTCTCTGCGGCTACTGGAACTAAAAGCCTTGTTATAAAAGCCAGAGCAAGTCAAACTGCTAATTTAATTGAATTTCAAACTTCAGCATCGACTGTTGTAACTAAAGTACAACCAGACGGAACTATTTATACAAGGGGTAAGGAACTTGTACCAGTAATTTACGCAGCAAGTCAACCAACTGGTTCAGAGTATGCCGCTGGAACTATTTGGGTAGATTCTACTTCTAGTGCCGCATTACAAAATAATCAAGACATACTTTCTTCTGATGCGGGAATATTATATTTGATGGGAGCAATCATATGAGTTATAAAACATCAAAAGTTTGGACAGGATCAGAGTGGGCAGGAATTGCTGTAGCGGTTGCTGATTCTCAACAAAAAACAATTGGTAATAGTGCTGCTACAACTTTAACTTTATCTACAAATGATGCTACTAATGCTTTTGTTTTTTCAAGTAACAGTAGCATTACTGTGACAATACCAACCAATGCAGATCAATCATTTTTAATAGGACAGACAATTATATTTTTTCAAAATGGAACTGGAGTTATAACTTTTTCTGCAGCAAGTGGGGTTACGCTTAGATCCAAATCTAGTTATGTTAAAACTGCTGGTCAATATTCAGAGGCACGATTAATAAAAATTGCAACAAATGAATGGTTATTATCTGGCGATCTAAGTTCTTAAGGAGAAGTAACTTTTGGCTAAATATGGCGTAAATTATTATGGGTCATCTAAATACGGTGCTCTTGCAAAACTTGCTTACTCTGTTGAACCAATGTCTGCTTTGGCATTGGACTTTTCAAGAATATTAATTTCTTGGCAAATTCCTCGTGGAACATTTACTCAAGTTAGATTAGTCAGAAATCAGGCTGGATACCCAGAAACATCTGAAGATGGGGTAATAATTTTTGAAGAAAAAGCAACTGAAGGAAATGTTTCTCGTGTTTATTTTGTTGATGGAGAAGATAACCCTCTTGATATTCCGTTAGTTACAGGAAGACAAACTTATTATCGTTTTTTTATATTTACAAGTGAAAAAGTATGGAGAATTGCTGGATCAATATCAACAGTTCTTCCAAAAAATCATAACGCTCAAACAAACTTTATAAATACATTACCTCGTGTATATACAAGTAAAGAACAAAGTCCTTTTGGAGCAGTAAATACTGCGTCTACTTTATATGACTTTATAGACGGAATGTTATTTACTCAAGAAGAATTTTTAACAAAATTAGATTTATTAAGGCCAAAGCATACTGGATTAGAAACTCCTATTGAGTTGGTTCCGTTAGAAACGGCAAACTACGGATTAACATACGAACCTACGCTTCCAACTAAAAATCAAAAAAGACTTGTTCGTGAAGCATTGTATATGTATTACAGAAAAGGAACTAAATTTAGTTTAGAAACTTACTGTGAATCTTTAACTGGATTTGCACCCACAATAGTAATATCTGAAAATAAGTTATTAACTGTTCAAGACTCTACCTTTTATAAAGGAATTGGAAATTGGGTAGCAAGCAATGCAACATTAACCTCAAGTACTGAACAAGTACCTGATACTAATAGCAATCAAATTGACACTGTTTATACTGGTAAAATTGTTGCAAGTAATTCTGGAAGTATGGTGCTTGGTGCTTCCAACATAATTACTAAAGGAGTACCTGTTAGCCCATCTACTCAATACACTGTATCTTGTAAATTAAAAAGTCCAACAAGTGCTGGAAATATAACTTTATCTGTTAGATATTACAACAAGTATGGAATTGCAACTTCGGCTGCAAAAACAGCAACTGTTGTTGCAGCAAACAATACTTGGAAATCATCAAGTGTTACTTCTACATCTGATGCTACATCAATATATGCAATTATTACCATTGCATACAGTGCTGCTGGAACTTATTACATTGATCAAATTTGTATGCAAACAGGGGCATCCGTAGTTTATGACGAGGCTCGTAGTATTGATATATTTTTAAATCCAAAAAAATCTAATTTAATTAAAAATCCATCTTTTGAAAATAACGTAACAGATAATTGGACAGCAACTGGTTCACCAACCATAACACAAAATGCTGATGTTTCTGATTTAGCGTACTCTGGAATAAAAAGCGCTAAAGTAATTGCTACGGGTGCTTGGACATTAAAGTCCAACACAATGCCAATTACAAGAGGTATTTTTTACACAGCCTCTGGATTATTTAAGGCTACAACAAATTTAACTGTAACTTTAGTAGCAAGAAATAGTGGGGGAACTATAGTAGGGACTAGTACTACGTCTGTTTTAGGCACTGCGGTTAACTGGTCAAAGTTTACATCCACAATTTTAACGGATGCAACCTTATCTACAGCAAGCACTTATGAAATTGTTTTTTCAGGAGGTTCTGGCACATTTTATTTAGATTGCATACAATTTGAGAAAAGTCCAAACGCAACAGATTACTTTGACGGTTCTTTGCCTTCAGATTTTGGAGCGGTATGGGAAGGCACCGCACACAATTCCTACTCTCATTTATACCCAACAAAACCACAGAAGATTCAACGTCTAGGTAAGACTTTAGTTGACTGGGTTCCTCAAAATACCCTATGGCGCCTACGCACATATGGCGGAGTGGAGTACACGACCACTACGGTGTAGGATCCTGTCTATGACTATAGACATGGTTATATCCGTACTACTCACAGGAATGGCAGTTACTTATGTAATTGAATTCCTAGATTTATTTATTTCTGGCTTTATTACTAAGCCAACATTAAACAAATACTTTGCACTTCCTCTTAGTTTTGTAGGACTTTGGTCTCACTTAAGTTTAGAGACTGACTTTATAGTGCTAGTTCCGTCAGCAACATTTGTTTCTTTAGCCATTGGCATGTACCTTAATCGCCCAGTAGTTGTTAAAACACCTACTAGATTATCTCAAACTCTATAGGGGGTTAAGTGAATATTGCTGTTGTTTCTTTTGAAGACGTATGTGTTGATGATGGAGTAACTGCTCTTCTAAATAAATACGGCAAAGAAGTTACTGTATTTATTCCAGTAACGGGAAATGAAAATCATTTTGCAGAAAGTGTTATAGAGGTATGTAAAGAACTTGATGTAAAAACAACCTGTTTTATTGTAAATGCATCAGACATTGATCACATATTGGTTGAGGCTGATGACATTGTGGTAACGGACAATCCTGTCAAAGAGATGATTAGACAAATAACCGTCAATGATGTCTTGGGAATTGTTTGGGATAACTCTCCTATGGCTCATTTCCTACTTAGCGCCGTAGAAGATTTTGGTATCGAGACATGGGATATAACTGATGGACTTGATAAGATAGAGATTGATTACACAGATGAACCAGTTGAAATTATTCGGGAACGAATGATTGAGAGTATGAATGTCTTTGTGGAACACATGGCTGACTACGTAATGACATCTGTTCTCGACGTACTATCTGATGAAGTGGCCAAACGCCTTTTGGAAGATGGGAAGGAAATAGATCCGTTTAAGGATAACGACCTGTGAAAATCCCTTCAGAGGCTTTTTCAGCCCCATTAACCGATTATCAGTTCCGACTACTGGTTGTAATCTGCCAGTTAGCAGGCTCCAAAGGCCGTTTTAAGACCTCCGTAACGGAGTTGTGTAGACAGACTAACAAAAATTCAGACCGAACCGTTAGAACAGCCCTCAAAGCCCTAGAGAAGCATGGGCTTATACTTCGTACTCCAAACAAAAGGGCTAATGGATTCAAGGGTATGGATACCTATGAGGTAGTGTATAAAAATTACCGCACTGAGAATTACCGCACCTCACATGACTATAAGTCAGATAGCCAATCTACCATTAAGCCATTAGTACCTAATAGACAAATAAGTAATAAATTAAAAGATATTGAAACCAAAGGTTTCATGAGAGAGATACGAGTACCTATGAGAAAATGGGAAGATGATGGAGATGATCTGGCAGGCTTTGGACTCGTCGAACCAAAAGATGCGCCACAGCCTAAGATCCGCAAATCCGATCCTAAGACTCGGGGAAGACGACCAGAGCATGAGTGGACCCCGATGGATGTCGCTGCAGAGTTTTCTTTTCGTGTCGGCAGGAAATACCCCTTACTCCCTGGAACAGTTAGCGTCAAACAACTCTCAGGAGCACTTGCCAAATTCAGAAAGCAATACGACACCAACGCCCTAATTGAGTTAGAGTTGCTACGACTCTTCATGGCAGATGAAAGGAACTTCAAGGACATTGGCAACGAGGCACCGTTGCTGTATAAGATGTACCTATCTTCATTTGGCAAGAAGATGAATCAAGCCAGAGAAAATCTTGGCCTTAATAAAATTAACGCCCCAGTAGATACAGCAGTTAAGATGGGAACGTTACAAGCAAGTGATGGACGCACTTTCCAGAATTCACTTTCTGGTAGAGCACAACTAGCAAGATATGAACAACGACTAAAGGAGAATGCAAATGGCTAAAAAGGTAGTAAAGACATTTACCGCAAATCTAAACAAGAACACTGAAAAGGGTGGCGCATGGTTGGCCACAGTATCAGTTGAGACCAACGGAATTGAAGGAATCGATATCTTCCTACAGACCGCATGGTCAAATGCATCAGCAGGCAAGCGATGGGTCAAGAGCCAAGTGCAAGCACTTACACCACGCAAGAGCGTGAAGATGATTGCAGGCGAAGGCAAAGATGCAAAGGGCAAGCCAACTTCATTTGTTGGCGTTGTAACTTTTAAATCTTAAATAATGCTCGAGTTCAGTTTCTTCTGCCCAAGTTGTAAAAAGAAAGTTCAGGGCGTTGCAACTGAACGGGATAGTATGAGTTT